GTACTTGGGATAGTATTACTGCTTTCTGGGAGAATATCAGTACAACCTGGGAAACTACTTAATGTCATTTTCAATAGATAAAACGAGCAGCATAACTAATCTATCAAAAAGGTTAAAAGAGGCACCTAATGTTATTACTCAAAAGGTTCAAGCTATCATTAACCAAAGTGTGATTAATATAGAAAATAACGCAAGGGCTCGTGCTCCATACGGTGAAACTTACAAATTAAAGGGTTCTATTTATAGCACTCCTTATAATATGAATGCAGGAGCAAAGGTTGGTTCAACTGCCTATTACTCTCCATTTGTCGAGTTTGGTACTGGGCCATCTTTTCAAATACCATATTATAGAAACTTAAATATGAATAAACTTGAGGGGTACGCACAGACGTTTAAACGAAATAACGGAAATGTAGTAAATTTGCCCCATAGACCATTCTTATTCTTGTCAGCTTCAGAAGAACTATATAAAATGGTTAATCAAATTAAAAAAATTAAAATATAATGGCTACTCTTCAAGGTAAAGCGGTAAAAAATACATATAGACAAGTACTACAGATTGGTGCTAATAATGTTGGAGTAAGTGGTACTTTACAGCCAGTTCAAGATGGTGCTGGGGTAAACACTGCTTTATCTCTTTCTACTTTAGCTGCAACTGTTAATGGTGATTTAACTATTACTGGAGACTTGATTATTACTGGTGGTGGAATACAGATTAAAGACCTTATCGATGATACTGTAGCAGCATTGATTCAAAATGGTACTGGAATTACATGGACTTATAATGATGGTGCTGCAACCTTAACTGGTAACTTTACTGGAACTACAAGCGTTGTACCAGAAGGTAGCAATTTATACTATACTCAAGGTAGATTTGATTCAGCTTTCGCTGCTAAGAGCACAACAAACTTGGCAGAAGGAACGAATCTTTATTTTACAACTGCAAGAGGTAATGCAAACTTTGCAACTAACCTTGCGGCAAGTGACACAAATGATTTAGCAGAAGGTTCTACAAACTTTTACTTTACTAACGCAAGAGCAAGAACAGCATTAAGCGTAACTGCTGGAACTGGTCTTTCTTACGATAACACAACTGGTGTTTTCAACTTAGCTGCTATTCCTAATGCAAGTTTGACTAATAGCTCAATAACTATTAATGGTCAAGCAGTATCGTTAGGTGGTTCAGTTACTTTGACTACAACAAACATTGCTGAAGGAACTAACTTATATTGGACAGAGGCAAGAGGTAACTCTAATTTTGCAACTAATTTAGCTGCTTCAACAACAACTAACTTAGCAGAGGGTACAAACCTATATTACACTCAAGCAAGATTTGATACTGCTTTTGGTAATAAGAGTACAACTAATTTAGCTGAAGGAACTAATCTTTACTATACACAAGCAAGATTCAATAGTGCTTTAGCTGCAAAGACAACTACAGATTTAGCAGAAGGCACAAACTTATATTACACAGATGCTCGTGCAAGACTTGCATTATCATCATCTGCAACTGGATTATCTTACGCTAACAATAGTGGTGTATTCAGCTTAACTGCTGGTTATGCGATTCCTACTACGGTTAAATTAGGTCAATACGATATAGCTTACAATCGTTCTATCGTATCTGCTGCCGTAAGTGGTACATCAACAAAGACTTTAAGCCTAACTCAACAAGATGCCAATGTAATTACAGCAACTTGGACTGACCAAGGTATAACAACAATAAACGGAACTGCTAATCAAATAGCAGCTACAACGGTAGGTAACACTACAACAATAGGATTTACTAATGATGTTACAATGCCTAACAACTTAGTTGTAAGCGGTAACTTAACCATCAATGGTACTGCAACTTATGTAAATACAGAATCAATATCTTCTAAAGACCCATTGTTTGAGGTGGCTAACACTAACAACACAACAGATGCGGTTGACATTGGATATTATGGTAGATACTATGATGCAGTTCAAGAGAGAGTAGAGTTTACTGGTTTATTCAGAGATGCATCCGATGCTGGTAAGTTTAAGATATTTACTGGTTTAGTAGATGAGCCTACAAACGTAGTTAACACTACTGGAACTGGTTATACAGTTGCAACTTTAGTTGCTAACGTAGATGGTAACTTAAATGGTACAGCAAACGCTGCAAACATCTTATCTACTGCAAGAACAATAGCTGCAAGTGGTGATGCTACTTGGTCAGTTAGCTTTAATGGCTCTGCAAACGTATCATCTGCTTTAACTTTAGCTAACACTGGAGTTACTGCAAGTACTTACGGTACAACAACTGCGGTTCCTACAATAGCTATAGATGGCAAAGGTAGAATCACAAGTGCTTCAAATACAAACATTACTTTCCCAGTTACAACAGTTAACGGATTTGCTGGAACTGTTGTTTTAACAACATCAGATGTTGCTGAGGGAACAAATCAATACTTTACTACAGCAAGAGCACAAGCTGCTATTACTGGTGGTGCATCAAGCGTAGTAACTGCTAACTTAACTGCTTCAAGAGCATTGGTTTCTGATGGTAGTGGTAAGATTGCAGCAAGTGCGACTACAACAACTACAGAGGTAGGTTATTTAGCTGGTGTTACAAGTGCTATACAAACTCAGCTTAATGGTAAGTTAAACTTGACTGGTGGTACTTTAACTGGCGGATTAATCGGAACTACTGGTAGCTTCTCAAGTAGTGGTAGTGGTAATACATTTAATATTGACCATACAAGCGGAAGCGGTATAGCATTAAACATTACTAAAGCTGGTAACGGAGAAGGATTAGTAATAAATAAAACAAGTGGTAGTGGCAATGCTTTAAGCGTAACTGGTAGTACATCTTTAGGTTCTTTAAGTGGTACAAGTGCTACGTTTAGCGGTGGAATAACTACAAATGCGTATTCTTATTTATTTGGATTAAGAATTAGCGGAAATGATACTGGAAATACAATATATCAAGCAACTGGGGCTTTGGGTATTTCAACTGGTGGTGGTGCAATTACTTTTGCTCCATCAACTACTACTGCTTTAACTTTAGCAAGTGGAGGCGCTGCTACATTCTCAAGTAGTGTAACGGCAAATAGTACGTCTGGTGTAAGTGGTTCATTTATATCAAATACATTCTTTGGTTCTATTGATTTAGAAAATACTGGTGGAACTGTAGCAGGGAAATGGAATCTTCAAGCAGTAAGTGGAGCACAAGTTGGTGGTGGTGCAGGTTCATCATTTGGTATTTACAGTTATGCTGCTTCAGCTTATAGATTATGGATTAATGGAACATCTGGTCAAGTTGCTATTGGTACAACTAATCCTGCTGCAAATGGAACACAAAGATTTTTAGTGACAACAAGTCCTGGTTCAGAAATAGCAAGATTTACTGACGGTGCAAATGCTGATTTGATTTTTGATACTCCGACAGACCAAGTTGCAAGAATAACTGCACAATATGGAAGTGGTGGAAATTTAGTTTTTGCAAGAGGTACGGGAAGGACAGAATCAATGAGAATCACATCGGCTGGTAGATTTGGCGTTGGTACAACTGATGTTGATGCTAAGTTTAAAGTATTTTCAAACGATGAGGCTAACTTAATGTTAGCAACAACAACAAAATCTGCGGTAGATATTATTGCACAAATACAAGGTGTAGGATATGCGGACTTAGTAATTGATTCTAACACTACAATATTAAAGACTGGTGCAGCAGAACGACTCAGAACAACATCGGGGGGTACTGTTGTTGCTGGTTCAACATTAGCTCTTCCAAGTGGAGGAGAATTAGGTGCATGGCTTTGGATTCCAGGGCAAAATAGAGCATATTTTAGTAGTACAAGTGCTGCTGCTGCTGGTTTTAATAGATTTAATAATACTGGTGATGTAATTGCAATTAACTATAGTGGTACTGGAGTAGGAAGTATTAGTACAAATGGTGCAACTACATCTTATAACATTACTTCTGATTATAGATTAAAAGAAGATTATAAAGAAATTAATGGTTTAGAAAAAGTTTCTGCAATTAAGGTTTACGATTTTAAATGGAAGGCTTTAAATGAAAGAATGGATGGTGTTATTGCACATGAATTAGCAGAAGTGTTACCTTATGCAGTAAATGGTGAAAAAGATGAATTAGATGAAAATGGTGAAATTAAAGCACAAGGAGTCGATTATTCAAAATTAGTTCCTATTATGATAAAAGCAATACAAGAATTGACTGCAAAAGTTAAGGCTTTGGAAGCTAAATAATTTTACCTAAATTTGTAAAAATAACCAAATATGACAATTACACTAAATCAAGAGCAAATTAAGCAATTAGATGGCTTTTTTCAAGAGTTACCGACAAAGTATGGCTTACCCCTTATTAAGTTCTTTGGTGAGCTAAATGAGGCTCAAAATGGCCAACAAACGGAAGTTAAAGAAGTAGAGGTAGAAGGATAATGAAAGACTGCGGATATGCTATACGAAAGGCTTATTTCGACAAGATAAATGCTAACGCCTACGAGTTATCGGTATATGATACCATAGCTCCAGATGGTTCAGAGCCTCCATTCTTGCTAATAAGCTCACAGACGTCAGTAGAGAATAGCGACAAAACAAGCTATAACTTTGATGTAAGCATACAGTTTGACATAGTGTATAGGACATTTAAGTCTGGTGAAGTAGGTCAAAAAGCCGTAGACCAATGGGCTAATGACTTATTGGAAATCATAGGAGTAGCTCCTGCAGATTACCCAAATGCTTCTCCAGATTTCAACATAGTTACAAGGAATATGGTCTCAAACCAAGCTACTTTTGACTATGTAGAAGAAACATATATTTTTAGAAGAGTTATAGTGGTAGACCACTTTGTAACTCAAACAACATAGTATGTACTTATATAAGATACTGAACAAGAATACTGGGAAGGCTTATATCGGACAAACAATAAATAAGCCAGAGATAAGGTTTGGTTACCATACTCAAAGGCTAAAGAAGGGTACTCACGACAACGAGTACCTTCAACGTTCTTTTAATAAACATGGCATAGATTCCTTTATGTTCTATACCATCTTAAAAACTGATGACTTAGAAAGTCTTAATCTTTACGAAGAGCAGTTCATTAAGATTCTAAGAGCAACAGATAGAAACTTCGGATATAACATTAGACCAGGTGGTGCTAATAGTAAATTATCAGAAGAGCATAAAAGAAAGATAGGATTAGCAAGTATAGGCAGAAGACAGACAGAAGCAAATAAAAAAGCACTATCTGAAAGAAGCAAAGGGAATACTTGGGGAAGATTGACAAAAGGCAAGATTGTAAATGATGACTCTAAAAAGAAGATGTCAGAATCTGCAAAACTAAGAGGCAATGACAACCTTAAAAAGCCATGTATCGTTTATACGGATAATGGTACATTTGTGGGAGAATTTGAGAGTAGATTAGAGGCAAGTGTGAAGATGGGAATAAGTTATGGTCACTTTAAAAGACTAAGAAGAACAAATAAGATTATAATTAAATAATAAATAGGATTTTAAACATATAAAAAAAACATAATATGGCAACCACAGGAATTTTTAATGGCACTTTACTTGTAGTAAAGATAGGTGGAGTAGCTGTAGCTCACTCTACATCTTGTTCTTTATCAGTATCAACAGACTTACCAGATTCTACTACAAAAGATAGTGGAGGATGGGCTCAACAACTTCAAGGACTTCGTTCTTGGTCAGTATCAACAGATGGCTTAGCGGTTATCGAATCTGCTGCTGCTGGTGTAAACGTAGAAGATTTATTTTCTTCTGTAAGTTCAAGAACTGATGTAACTTTGACTTTCTCTACTTTCGTAAGTGGTGACAAGATTTGGACTGGAACTGCAGCGGTTGAGTCTTTAGACTTTACTGGTGACATGGAATCTCCAGCTACTTTCTCTGCATCATTCACTGGAACTGGAGCATTAGTGATGACTACCAACGCATAAACTAAAAACCAAATATATGAGAGGACAATTTAACCTATCACTTTCTGATGGTAAGGTAATACCGCTGCGTTTCTGCACATGGTCTTTAAAGAGATTCTGTCAGTTACAAGGTATAGGCCCAACAGAGATAGGAACAGCTTTAAGCGGTGATTCTGCTTTAGATGCTATCGTTAATTTAGTAAGGTCTGCTGCTGAATATCCTTTTTATAAGGAAGGCAGAAATCCAGATTTTAAGGAAATTGATGTATGCGATTGGATAGATGACATGGGTGGTATCGGTGGAACAAAGTTCCAAGAAATCATGGTAGCACTATCAGAAAGTATGAATAGCGGAATAGAGCAACCAAGTTCTACGTCAACAGAAGCTGGTGAAGAAAAAAAAAATTAGAATGGATTGACATAGAAAGATATACAATGGGGGAGTGTCAAATACTTCCCCATTTGTTTTGGGAGATGACCATGGCTGAATTAGACTTTGTTTGGTATGG